GCAACCTAATCCGTTGTCGCCAGCGTTTACTGTTTGGCAAACATTATGTATGGCTAATCTCGGATATTCAATTCCGCTGTTTGAAGAAAACGAAGTTGGAGAATGGGTTAGCAACATTCCTCCAACAACAACAGTTATTGAAAACCATACAGTTACAGCAACAGAACCTGTAATTTCGGGTAATGGTTTATATACCCAAAGTGAAATATTTACTGTAGAATCGCCCTCACAGGTAACAAATACTGTAAATAGTACAGCTTCAACCACAAAAGGCGTGGCTTCGATTATCGAAGAAAACTGGATTGAACGATGGTTTCAAGCAGAATGGGATAACTTCCCTTTCGAGGAAACAGTAAAACTTTTAGAAGAACGTTATCCACCTAATACTCCTAACAAATATCATTTCAGATTATCGACTGCTGTTGAATTTCTTAGAGAAGGTGGAAAACTTAAAGGTTTAGATAATGTTTGGAACAACTAATGGGGTTTGATGACGGTTTTAATTTTGCTAGTAAATGGGTAGGGGAAAGAACAAAATTCAAACAAAAGGTAGCTGTATTATGCGACTGTGGAGAAGCTACAAGTCAGCACACAATTAAACAATTAAGAGAATGTAGGAAAAATGAAAAGAACGCCGCTTAAAAGAAACACACCTTTAAAACAAAAAACCCCTCTTAAACGTAAAACACCGTTGCGCCCTATGAGCAAGAAACGTCAACGTATTCAAGCCCAACGCCGTGAATTTGTTAGAAACGAATTGGAATATAGACAATGGTGTGAAGCTGGTTCTCATATCACTCGCCACCTGTTAGCGCAGTTAACTGAAACACAGAAACGGTCAGTTAAAAATAAGACTGTTTGTGATGGCAGGGCAGTTGATATACACGAACCATTAACAAGAGCTAGAGGCGGTTCAATTTTGGAAACAGAAAACAGTATGGCTGTTTGCAGAAGTTGCCACACTTGGATACATGACAACCCTGAAGCCGCAACAAAATTAGGGTTATTGAAAAGAGCTTAATTACTCAGCTTTATATTCTTTACCTGCTGGTTTCGCCATAGGAAGAACTGAAGCCGACTTGTCTCCCATTGGAAGAACTGAAGCAAAATAGCCTTTAATAATTGATAATGCCGCAGGAGCCGCTGAAACGGCAATGGTTTTAGCACTCGACATTGACAAATCTGTCATTCCTGAAGCGGCAATCAAACCGACTACGGATTGCACGTATGTCATTATTGCTCTTTCAGCAACATCTTTAAGCTGGTCTAAATCTAATTTCAAATTCATTATTAGCCTTTCTTAGCCGCAGGTTTCTTAGCGGCTGGTTTTTTAGCAGTAGTAGTTTTCTTAGCAGGAGCTTTTTTAACTGGTTCTTTCTTAGCTTCTGTTTTCTTTGCAGGAGCTTTTTTAGCAGGAGCTTTTTTAGCTGGAGCTTTTTTAGCTGGAGCTTTTGCCCCATCCACAATCATGGCGAACAAATCGTCATCAACATGACCTGTTGGATCAAGTTTGTTGTCATTCTGGAAAGCAACCACAGCTTTCATAGTTGTTATTCCATATCTGCCATCTGTGTGACCTGATGCGTAACCTTTATCTCTTAAAGCTTCTTGAACTCTTACAGTAGACACACGGTCAGCCCTTTTGTGGGTGAGTAGCATTTTTTATTTCTCCTTACTTAAATAATGCGTCAAAGGTATTAACGTCAACTGTACCAGTTATTCGTAAACCTCGCTTTTTCTGAAATTGTTTAACTGCCCAAACTGTTTTACGACCATAAAGACCGTCAGCTATTCCGCACTCAAAGCCTAGTCTACCGAGACAGGATTGAACAGTTTTCACAGATCCACCTTTAGCTCCTTTGCGTAAAGGAAAAGCTGTTACTTCTTTGCGTTGCATTTCAATAGCGGCGAGTATCCCTGCCCAGTCGGTTACTGGTTCAGGAGCGTCTACTTTCTCTGACGGTTCGCCTGTTAATGCTGGAGCAGGAAACCAGTCAACACCTGAACGTGGCTGATGATGCCACCATTCTTTATCTTTAATGGTTGGGACAATCCCATACTCTGTAGCGATGTCGTTTATAGCAGGTTTGGAAATCTTTTTGCTCCATTGAGCTAGATCCACAGCGTAGCAAAATCCGTCAAGCTGTTCCATGTGCCAAGAGCCTCGCCAGATGCCTTGACCGTCTAAACCTTTAACACCGAAACGTCTATCAGGGTTAGCGGCAAGATTACCCTTACCTGCTTTATAGGCTTTGTAGTAACCCATTTGTGTCGCATACGATCTGCAACCTGAGTTGACTTTAACTTTTCCTTTGATACGACTATCCGAAAAGAACGCTTCAAGTCTTGTCACGAATTTCGGGTGCAACAAGTCAAGCTGGATGTTGCTTTTAGTCGTAGGGATATTCATTAGCCGTACACTTGCGAGGCTAGTATCAAATCATCGTTAGCAACCACAACATTCAAGGTGACTGCTCCTGAACTGCCACCACCCGAAAGTGCTGTCCCTGCTGTCACCTCTGTTATGTCACCTAAAGCCACTATGTCTGAAACGAGTGCCTTCTTAGTTGAATTGTCAGTGACATCTTCAATAGCTATGTAATCAGTTGAAACGGCAGTAGCAGTAGATAATTCATTAACATCAAGAGCCAACGTAAGCGCACCGCTAGAACCTCCACCCGATAAACCATCACCAGCAGTTACGCCTGTGATGTCACCAGTAGGGACTTGTTCAACTCTTTGCTGAATACGACTTGGCATAAGACTCTCCTACCCGAAATAAGTTACGTGAATAGTGCTATCAGAACTGCCCACTCGAATGAACTTGACCGTTTCCATACTGCTGAAAAGGTCAATAACAGAATGAGGATTCAAATAATGTCCAACTGAAGCAGTCGGAGTCCCCCATCTGACTCTTATAGCTTCAGCGCCATTAGTCACCAAAGCGTTTACTGCACCTGAAGGGACAGAAGCTAAACCTACAGCGGTGCTTGAAACTGTTAAAGCCTCATCACCCTTGTAAACTCCATAATCCCCAGCGCTTGCTTTTACTCTACTCATATTCTTACCTTACTATTATTCTTCAGCTTTAGCTTTAGCTGTAGGTGGATCATCAGGCCAAACAACTTCTGAGACTTTCCCACCGCTACCTGCTTTAGAGGTAGCTGGAAGGTCACGTAGTTTTTTGCGATACGCCGCCCATTCCTCAGCAGTATGATCGCCGAGTTTAGCGTCTGCTATTTGTGTCCAGTCGGTGTCACGTAACATCCCGTCACGGTCTGCTCTGACCATACTGAAATCTAAGTCCGCTTCTGCGACTCGATCTTCTATCTCTTGTATTTCTTCTGCCGTGAGTTCGATGTACTCACCGTTCACGACCTTATATCTTGGTTCTGCCATTATGCTGCTCCATTTATTCCATATAGTGTAAAACTGCTGTATTCTGCTAAATCGGTACTCCCAAGAGAATGTCCATAAAAAGCCACATCAGTAATTGCTGATGTAGAACTCCATAATCCTGCGGCAAGTATAATTTCCCATTGCAATACGCCAGTGGCATTATTAGGAACAGTATCTTGAAAAAGAAGTTGTTTGTAATTAGAAGTATTTGCATAATTAGGAATCCAAATTTTACAGACACTAAAAGTGTCCGCTAAAACATCAGTGCCGGGGCTTACCGAATTGTATTGGAAGGCGGCTACACCAGTTTCTCTACCCGCATCAACAGCACTGCTAGCAGTTCTCATACGAGTTGATGAATAGTTGTTACCTGTATCAACTCCACCATTGCCTACTCGAAAATCGGAATAGGCACGGTAGGCTGATTCTTCTGTCCTAACACTTGCCATTAATAGAAGATGATCGTAACTAGCAGGAATACTGCTTTTAGTCCAATTAGCCGCACCTCCTGAGCCTATTTCTTGATGATCTATAACATTCCAAACAGCCATTATGAACTCTTTATCCCATATAGTGTATATTGTGAACCACGAGTTATATCTAATGTTCCAGTCATCACAATGCTAGAAACCGCTGACGTGTCATCCCAAAGACCACTCTGAAAAAACACATCGGGTACACCCGCCACATAGGATGTAAACATGCATGACGTGTTCTTATTTGTGTTCGCATAATCCAGAATGTCAACCACTACGCCGCTGTAATCGGCACTTGATGAGTCGTAACCAGTTGCGTTGGGAGCATACAATTTGGTTTGACTTGCCCACCCTGCCCCACCCTTGCTCGTGCCGTATGCGTGTATTCGATGTAAAGTATAGTTGCTTCCAGTGTCGCTGTTGAACTGAAGATCCGTCGAGGAACGTGTAGACATACCAGCAACACGAAGGGAACATCGCAGTTGCAGATGCTCATAAGTCGCAGGAATAGACGAGAACGTTACCGATGCGGCATCTGCTTCTAAATATACTGTTTCAATCGCTTCGATAATAGCCATTATGCTGTCACCATCCTTGGAAGAACACCAAACAAATCAACCCTTGTCCCAATCTCAAAATCTCCACCACTAAGCCAATATAGATCAATTTCTGTAACAGGTGCCTGAGTTAACACTGTTACACCTGCCATACCCACAGTGCCTGAACCACCATCATCACCAGCCCACTGAGTAAGTGCCGTTGTGTATTTGCCACTGTTGATATCAAACAGATCAATAACAGAAACACCGAAATCATCTGCGTCTTGATTACCGTCAGCGATTATGCCAGCAGGAATGTATTGGTTAGTGAAACCTAAAGCGGCAACACTTGACCCATCTCCATACAATCTTTGAATATCGTAACCAGAAACGCTTGTTATATTATTTAATTGAAGCGCTAAATACCCGCCGTAAGTGCCAGTGTCATCATCTCTACCATAAAAAATGATTTTCAAATCCATGTACTGTGACCAGTCGTTAGCCCCAGTTGAAGGTGTTAAAGTTATCGTAGTTGCTGTTCCAGTTAAAACATTTGTTATCAGAGGAACCCACGCTTCACCATCAGTGAGAACGCCGTCAACTATGTAGTCGGGAGTGTCAGTGTTTATTGTTTCAGCCATTATGCCACC